CACGTAACCACTAGAGCTTAAAGTTCTCCCAACGTTTGATGTAATCATCAGCCGTTGGTTGAGCTTCTCACTTACCTTCCATAACACTATTTAATAGATTTTGAGAAAAATTTTTTTGTAAATTTTTAACTTGATCTATTGGAGATGTAAATGTACTTTCGGTTCAGGATGAACCATAGTATATTTCATCAATAGTATTATTATAGGCAAAACCTTTATTCAATATTTTTCCAATATTTAATAAGGAAGATAATTTATTTCTTTCCTTATTAAAAATTGAATCAATATTTAAATCACATATTTCATGAACAGACTCAAGAAGTGTTAATTCCAATGATAAATCTCATTGTTTAACAATTTCTCATTGTCTGTTAATGACATTGTAGATTGAAATAAATAAAGTGTTTCAACGTAACTCATTTTTATCAACTACATCAAATTTAGATAATAAATTAGATGGAGTATTGATAATATTTGAATTAATATTTGAAACAACTTTAGCTAAACCAACTGAAAGAATTCTCTTATATTCTAAGAGAGCTACTCTTTCATTTGGTATTACATATTGATCATTATTATTCTTATTTACAAATAAACTTCTAAGTTTATCATAAGTATAATAATTGAATTCAATATCTAAAGCTAAAGAAAAAGCTCTTATTTTATTATAAGTTTTCTTATTAATATTAAGGAAAAATTTCTTTTTCCCTTTATAATAAGAAAATTTATAATAAAGGTTACAAATTAGTCTAACTAAAGAATAGCTAGAATAATAACTGTTTTTCTTAATCTTAAAATAATCATAGATTATTGTAAAGACTATAAAAGGATTTTTGAAATTTTCAACAATCCCTTTTATAGGAATACCAGTTAACTCTAATTTTTCATTAGGTCTAATTCACCGTTTTGCAAATTCATATGTATCATTAGATACATGAGTTTTTGCTAAACTTAACTCAACACCTAATAATTTTATATATTTAATATATGTATTAGCAACTTTATCATTTTTTATAACGATATCGTCACCTAAAATCATATATTGATTAAAATTATTGATTCCATTTAAATGTGCACATCAGTGTACAAATAAATGGTGAGTTAATGTGAAAACAGCTCAAGAGGAATATGTTCCCATAGGTTGTCCTGTTTTATAAGAAACAGTAAAACCTTCAGGAGTCATAAACTTCCTATTAGATAATAAATACATTCAAGAATTACTTAAATCATCATTTTCTTTAAAAATGTAATAAAGTAATCTTTTTTGTAATTTAATAGGAAAACGATCTGTAGCTGAAGATAGATCCAAAGATCAGAACTTTTCTTTATTATTTAAATCTCAATGATGAAAAGGATCTTGAGTAAAAGTTTTATCACAAGGTAGTAATTTTAAAATTTTAAAAATTTTATCATTAATCACCTTGAGATATAATTGAGTAAAATAGTCAGAAATGGCTATTAATCTCAACTTTGCTTCAGGATCCTTAATGAAACTAATCTTTCCCAAACAATTTATTTTGTTGGGTTTAAGATTATTGTTTCAAGCATCATTATATGATTTAATAAAGAATTCTCTTCCTGCTTCATCTGTTAAATTAAATATTCCTTGCATTTCATAATAATTATATAATAATAAATTATTATGAGCTGTTAAGGTAGCCGGACCTTGTGGTCCTGCTTTACTTGATAAGTAAATATTCTTTTTATCAAATGTAGGCATACTAGTTTTTATATTAAAATCTTTAATAAATTTTTTAATATATCCACTAGGTATAACAATCTTCATTTCTGAAGGATTTGTTATAGAAGAGTAATCAGGTTTTACCTTTTTCCATTCTTTTCCTAATTGGAAACTTCTGGAAAAATTAAGTATTGTTAAACAAAACTTAATACAAGGTATTGATTTTTGATCAACAAGTGGTTTAAGAAACAAAA